TCAACACCTTTTTCATGTTCATAGAAAGTGGTAGATCCATTAACATTCGTTACACCTTTAATTGTTGGAAAATTTGGCACTCCAGTTGAACTAAATTCTGTAGCATAAGGATGATCAAATAGCTGAGCATCGTAATATGTTGTTCTAGCCAATGAGCCTGTTGTCCAAGTGTTTTCAGTGTAATTAAACGATACATTTCTATCAATTGTGTTAGATCCTGATTTTGGATAATACCAAGTAACCTCACCGAAAAGTGTATTATAACCGGCATAAACTTTTTTAGCTTGATCAAAACTTATTCCAAGATCACCAGTATTATTAGTTGTAAAAACAAAATCCTCAACAGAACAATCAAGACTTTTAACAGTACCATCGTAAACAAAGAATCCACCTGAGTCTGCCATCCAATAAACAACTCCATCTGCATAAACTAATGCATGTTTGCCAATCAAACCACAATTAGATCCAACCTTTCTAATTGAAAATGTAAAAGGCGGACCAACAAATTGAGATATGTATGCAGCGGTATCTGTTAAAATAAAAATATAATCCTTACCTTTTACAGCTCCTCTTATTTCTGTCCCGTCATCAAGTTGAAAAGTTCCAGCGGTGTTGGTTGATGTAGGTGCATAATCTGCAATATCCTCTTGATCAGAGAATCTTATAAACATTTTATCTTGTTTAGTTGGATCACCGATTGTTGTCTCTGTGCCTAGATGAAACAAGTGTCTGTCTTGATCGGAAACAATCGTCATCACTGATGCTGTTGGATTTCCTGATGCTACAGTAGCTCTTGTTTGTGGTGCGTTCGAATTAGAGTTAATAGGCTCCCAAGTAAAAGTCTTTCCGTCTAATATAGTTGCAACTAAATTTTGTCCAAAATTATCTAAAGACCAATCAGCTGATGGTAACACCACTGTGCTGGCAGATGAGGCTTCACCCCAACCAACAAAGTTTGTAGTGTCCTCTACAATCGCACCATTAGAGTGTGCTGATCTTGTTGATCCGTTAGCTCCTCTTGTTATTCCTGTAAGATCATTAGATGACTTACCGGTGTACGTTATTAATTCACCGCCAACTAAAATCTCACCTGTAGTTGGAAATAAGGATGCATCGGCTAAAGTTATGTTTGTCGCTGAACCATTATTACCTTGTGCGTCATCAGCTAGGGATCCATTTAATGTCGATGATATTGCACCTGATAAACTACCTCCCCATAAACCTGTGCCATAACCAAAACCAAAAGTTTGATTTAAAGAGCCTGGTCTTACATAAGGATTAATTGAAGCAGATCCAGATGAAGAGGCGGTGCCAGTCGAGTTCACATTCATGGTGATTGTAAAAGTGTTAATGTCTGGAACAGTTACAACTTGAAACGTTCCATTAAAATCAGCTGAAACAAAACCTGTTGGAGCTGATGAAAGTGTAAAAGTAAATAAGTCTCCGATTTCTAAACCATGTGAGGCTCGGTTTACTGTGACTGTTGGAGATCCGCTTGCAGTGTCAAACGTTGCTCCTGTCAACGCTGCATCTAAAGGTGTAATATCGTAAAAAGCTTCAGAGTAATAAAGTATCAAAGCTTTGTGTGTACCAATTACAACATATCTACGACCATCTAAATCTGTCCATTGATGCTGTGCTCTTGCTGCACCCACTAATGTGTTTGCAGTAAGTTGTTCCCAACCACCAATTTTTTCAGGCAATCCGTATCTAAATCTAACGTTATCTCCATCAATATACTGACCTTCTGCAGCAGTTGGAGTAATTTGCTTGTTAAATCCTGGTCTTATATTTACAAAATTCAAAGGCATATCGGTATTATAGCAAACTTGAGATGCAACTTAAACTCATAGGTCTTTGAGATTAGAGCTTGTTTTTAGGTATAAAAACAGTCCAGTCCGTATTCGTTATTAGATCGTCTAAATGAATTTTTAAGGTATTATTGTCTAATAAAAATTTTGATAATTCTTTCATATCAACAATTATCCATTTATCTTTTCTCTCGAAAACCATTTTATCAACGTTGTCAAAAAGGTTGCCAAATCTTCCCTCTTGACCATTTTCAAAAATCTGAAAATCTTGAACATCAAATCTATCTACATGGTTAGAATTTTTTAATCTACCTTTTATGTTCCAGGCCATTTTTCTTTTTGGGTAACTTGGTTTAACCAATAACTTGGAGAATCTTTTTAATATATCACTTTTCTTCATCAAATATTCTTCCCTTTTGCCATTGCCATAATTGCTCTGATTGTTGTGCTGCTTCATACAACTTAATATCAGGCATTAAAAAAGGTTTAATTTTATCGATATTCTTAGTGACAAAATCCTTTACTTGAAGCTTTAGCTTCGTCAAACCTTTATTTATTTTGATGTTTTTATTGAAATGCATTTTTAAAAATATATCTAAATCTTTTAAATCAACATACCAATTTACTTTTGCATTGTATAGATAATATATTTGTAGAGAAGTATGAGATACATAATGAAATTCTTTTACAACAGAATGTATGTTTGAATAAAACAAAGAATCTATTTCAATATCTTTTACAGATAATTTCTGTAAGTTAAGATCATATGTTAAACCGGATATTAATCTATCGATAGGCTCTCTAATAACTGTCCATCGCACTTTGTTTGCAAAACTCCTTGTAACCATGTGTGGGGTTTTTTCAAAACATTTTAACACAGACGTGCTTCCGTTTTTAGGTATTAATAAGTATTGAAACTTTTTTGTTTCATACAATTCTATCTTTTGTAATAACATTACTTTAGTTCCTTTTAAAATTTATAGATATACAAACCCTTGGTTGTTTACTTGCATTAGGTGCAACAGCGTGATCCAAACCAGAATCGAAAATAATAAACTTATTTGTTTCTGGCGGAAAATACCACTTAGAAATATCTAATTCATGCTTTTTATATTTAAGGATTAAATCTCCACTATTTTTTGGCACACTAACATAATACACTCCAACTACATCGACATTTACATCATAATGATTATGATACTGTGTACTTTCTCTTTCAAGATGAACTTGAGCCCAATAATCATTTTGTTTTCCTGAATCTGCTATTTTCAATTTTTTGCTAAAATGCTTATAGTAAATTTTAGACATTTCAGTTGCTATCTTTTTTATTTCATCATTGAATGGAATTATAATATCCTCTGATCTTGTTGTGTTTCTATTTGTGCTCATTCTATTTTTATAATTTTCTATAGCTGCTTTTTTTAAGTATTTGTTATTTATATTTTTAAAATATCCGTAAATAAAACCATGAGTATACATAGCCACATATGAACTACTCATTTTTATTATCTCTAATTTTTGAAGCTGAAATACTTTCTATTTGTGCTGATAGTTTTATTTCTTCAATTTTATAACCAACTTCTCTACCATAACAAATGTAAGTAATGTTGGGGACACGAACAACCTCAAACATACCTCTATATTCTTTTAACCTACGTATAATTTTTCTTTTTACAGCACCAAAGTTATAAGGATTATTTTCTCCGTCACAATCCCGAACCATAATTATAACTTGCCCTGTCTTCTCTAATATTTTTTTAAATAATTCAAAATGGCCCTCATGAAAAGGTTGAAATCTACCAAGCATTTGTGCTGTGGGTTTCTTATAATTTATCACGTATATCCTTAATAATATTTTGATAATCGAAGTTTGTTATTTCAAAATTGCAATGCGCAGGTTTTTCAAACATTTTATTTGTATCATCGAACCTACCTTTTTTTATTGTATTCATCCAAACCTTTAGGTCATACTCATGTCTGTCTTCATCAAAGGGACAAACAAAATCAACAACACAAGGTCCATCAACTAAAGAGGATAAGCATCCCATTCTTTGGGCTTGTCTTGTTCTACCCTCTTCAGAAAAATCCCAATCATTAAACATCTTTCTAATTTCATCAGCATTAAAGTAAGCATAACCTGCAGATAATTGTCTAGCAAAAGTTGTTTTACCTGATCCAGGTAAACCAAACACAAGTATTCTCATTTTTTAAACCATCCAGGTAAACCTAAATGAGGTCTACGATCGTATAAATTTTTGTCTGCATTTTTAGATTTTTTATTGTTATAATGTAAAAACACTTGGCAACAATGATCACCTTCAAATTTCTTTCGCCAATGTTCTAATATCATACCTTGATAAAGAAGCATGTCTCCTGGTTTTAAGTCTACTTTAATATCTTTTTTTCCATTGTTTAAATATATTGGCCAAGGGTCGCCACCAAGATTTAAGGTAGTGGATATCTCACAACTAAATCTATCTTTATGTCTTTTTAAAACATCTCCGTATTTATATATTCTTGCATAAGAATAATTAGGTTGTAAATTTAATTTAGTCTTTTTTTCTATAACAGGTAAAGCCCCTGCAAGTAAAGTTTCCATAGCTATGTCTGCATAGTGGGAGTAAGTATTAGGAACTTGTTCGTCTTTCCATGTTCCCCATTCTTGTGTATACTGAGATATAAATCTTGCATCAAACATGGTTTTAGCAACCTGTCTTTTAAGCATAAAATAATTATAAATAAACTCAGTTAGTTCTTTTGGCATAACGTTTCTAACCACATAATATTTATCTTTTTTAAAGTTCATATTAAAAATAATTAAAGTTAATTACCATTCTGTTAGTACAATCAGTAGAGTTAGTTCCATAATGTTTTACCTTTGAGTTCATTATAACCATTCTATTAGCCTTACTTTTTACTTTTTTATTACCGACCATGGTATAACCATTATTATCATTTAAATAGTAAACTGCAACTTTACAATCAAAACTTTGGTCATTATGAATATCACATTTTACAAGTTTATGTGATATGGGATTTAAATTAGCTTTAATTCTTATTAATGCTTTTACTTTAAGTTTATCTAAAATAGGTTTAAGCATATTAAAATAATTAGAATTAATAGCATTGTTACCAAAAAAAACGTGAGTAAATTGATAGTTGTATTTATCTTTTAAGTCTTTTATATCTACACCTGAGCCCACCTTTACGTTTAAAAACCAAGGGAAGGTGTTTAAATCAATTGTTTTTTTAATATTTAAATAAACATCTTTTTTTAAAAAATTGTCTATTATTTTAACGCTCATTTAAGTATGCCCTGCATGTTCCAGTGTATAAATCTAAAAGGCTCTCCAGTTAAATCAATAGCAAATTGATGAGGTAGGTAAGATGGAAATATAATCATAGTGCCAGGTTTTACTTTGTGATGAATAATATTACTTGCAGTAGTTGCTTTTGTTTGATCTTTTTGAGGAAGCTTAGTCATTAAAGCACCAGCTTTAGGATCGTGAAATAACGGATAAGAAGATTTATCTGAGGCTTTTAAAAAATAAAATCCTGACACATGATTGTTCCAATGTATATGTTGATCATGCTGACCTGCACGGCTACCAAATTCTTGAACCCAAAATTCTGTAAATTTTAAATTAATTAAATTAGTATTAACACCTGTCCAATTCAAAAAATCAAGACTAGCTTGCCCTGCTAATTTAACAAGATCAAATAAATCCATGTCATTATGAATATCTCCTGAATGAAAAACGTGACTAAAATCGCCTATATTTTTTTTATACGCTTTATTTCTTTTTAGTAAAATATCTTTATCTTTTTTCTTTGCCTGATTGATATACTTGTTACAAACTTTGTTTGTTTTAGCAACGTGTTCTGGAAACTCTTGTTTCCAAATCGGTGTTTCAAAATAAGAAAAAGCATTAAATTTTGTTGTCATACTATTTGAATGGATAACCCAAATTCCAAATTACTAGGCTGTTCCTTTCCCCTTTTGTTACAGGTTTAACTCTATGCCATACAAAAGATGGAAATACGACTAAGGAACCTTTTGATAATATCTCTGTGCATTTTTTAATATTACGTTTTTTATCAGGATCTGTGTTTCTAAAGTCAAACTCTAGTTCTCCTCCAGTATATTCTTTAGGATCTGTTAAAGTTACCGTAACAGAAAGTTTTCTCACTTTGCCTTTCATTGGTCCCTCTTCTTCATAAGGTTTATTCCAACTATCACAATGCCAATCATAGAACTGACCTTTTCTATATATTGTAAACTGACAAGATTCAGACCAATCCCAATCAAAATTCCAACCCGAATTGACATTTGCTGTTCTTACATAAGGTAATATTTCTTTGTATATCCATTCATCATTAAGCCACACAATATTAGAGTCTCTTTTCTTTTTTAAATCTTTAATTTGTTTTTTAGTTAATTTTTTATCATGAGATAGTCCTCCCGTAAGAGCTTTTAATTCTCTTTCTTTTGTTTCTTTCCCATGTTTAATAATTAAATCACACACTCTTGGAGGTATAACAGATTTAAAATACCAATAATAATTATTAAGCAACATATTTATAAGTGATAGTTAACAAAACATTTAAATCATCGCTTTTATTTTTATTAATTTTATAAAGCAGATGCGATGGAAAAAATAAAAATTGATTGTTTCTTAAAGGTAAAACATATTCTCTATCTTTTGCTCTTTTATCATCGTAATGAAAAGTAATAGTGGCTTTTGGATCATTAATATTTACTCCATATATCATGACAAAATCAGGGCTGTTTCTTAAATCCATTGGATCTACATCCTTACTTAAATCTAATTGCTCATTAGGAAAAATACTATTTCCCCATATATCTAAATTAAAAACATTTATTTTATGTTTTAAAAAAATGTGCTCAATAATATAAGTGTTTAACATGTCTAATGCTTTTGAAAAGGGCACTTTATACCTAGGCCGTGGAAGATAGTGTGTATTTAAAGAGGCTTCTTCTTTTGATAATAAACTCGAATAAACTATTCCTCCTTTCAAAATTCGCCAATCTATTTCAAAATTTTTTGGCATCCTAACTAAATCATGTAAAATGAAACTTTCTGTTAGCACAGTCTTATGCATATTATTCTTATAGCATATTTTAACTTATATAAAAATTAAATTATATAGAAGGGTAATCTGTTGGTTTTTTGTCCCAAGATTGATTGCTCTCGTTCCAATCGTACAGATCAGGAACCTCTTTACCATCTATTGTAGTAGAAGTTTGAGGTGGTGCAACTGGGGGTTCCCATTGATGAGAAGTACTATTAAAAACCCAAGATGCATAAGGTTGTTTTGGTTTAAATATGTCGTTCTCAGGATCGTATATAAAATTTTTTGCAGGGTAATTTCCTCTAAAAGCAGTTCCTCCTAGTAGATGTTGACCATTACGTGTATTATAAGAACATTTTTTCCAAAGATGCGCTGGCCAATTGTTGTGTTTTTCTAAATAAGCTTGTCCAAGAGATTCAACAGTTTCTCCAGCTTCGTTTTGTTCATCTTTATCAGCTAGTGTTAAAACTGTTAGAACTTCATTGTTTTCAGATAATTTTGCGTAATGTGCCATAATAAATTCCTATGCCGTATATGTTCCTGGACTATTAAAAATGTGAATTGTGTCACCGCCAGATGTCGATTCACTGCCTCCAGATCCGCAAGAATCTGCAGTTACACGTCTTATAATTACAACACCTGATCCTCCAGATGCTCCGGCTGCTGCACCGGGAGAAGGTACTTGTGGAGGTGTTCCAGCTCCAGCTCCGCCACCGCCACCGCCAGTGTTAGCCGTTCCTGCAGTGCCTCCGCCAAAAGAATTTCTACCACCTGAAGCGCCTCCGCCGCCAGGTCCACCTGATCCAGGGCTTCCGCCAGGAGCGTCTCCATAACCTCCAGCTCCGCCTCCGCCGCCAGCTCTTGTTACAGACGATCCACTAATACAAGAAGCCGTGCCGCTTCCTCCAGGACCTCCTGTTTTATTACATCCATTCGTTCCAGCGCTACCAGCGCCACCACCGCCTCCAGCACTTACTGTCCCTGATGTGACATGTCCTCTTCCTCCTGGATTTCCTTGAGGTGGTGTAGTTGGGGGTGTGTTTCCTGCTCCACCTGTGCCTGAAGGTCCACTGTTACTGCCTCCGCCAGAACCTCCAGAATTACCTATGTTATTACTTGGATAAGGAGCGTTTGGCGCGTTGTCTCTTCCACCGCCTCCGCCTCCGCCAGCTGATGTTATTGTTGAAAAAATCGAATTGTTTCCAGAAGCATCTACAACAGGAGTTGATCCTGCTTGAGATCCACCAGAACCTACTGTAATTGGAATTGCTTCGCCTACAGCGACACAAAATGTTTTAGAACAAATCGTACGAAAACCGCCAGCTCCTCCGCCGCCTCCGCCATAATTAGTGGCTCTTCCGCCAGCGCCACCGCCAGCTACGACTAAAAACTGAATTTGGTATTTCTTTTTTCCTCCAGATCCAAAACCTAGTACTTGATATCCAAACATATTTTATCTCCTTACAGATCGTTAGCAGCGTCTGTAGTGAAGAATAATTTAATGCCTAGAACTCTACATTCACCGGTAAAAGTATCACTGCCATCTGCTGCGTCTCTAAAAAATTGAAAGTAAGTTTGTTCTCCTGCTGCTGGAGTTCCAGCAACTGTCATTGCACCACTTTCAGATGTAATTTGTTGATCTTCAACTGTCCCGATTCCAGCATCAGTAATATTGACTGCAGTTCCAAAAGCAACATCGATTGTATCACTGTCCGCACAAGCAACAGCTTGTAAACCAAAAATAGCATCTCCTGTGTTAGTAGTGGAAGGCGACCAATACACTTGATAAGTTAAAGTGCCTTCGTTCCATGATTTTGGCATGGCTATTGAAAATTGAGTAAATTGTTTTGTACTAGCATCAAAATCAAAAACTTTTAAATCTGGTCTTGTTGCTGTTGTTTCTACTTGCTCCGCATCAGCTCCGTTAGTAGTCGCTGCATACATCGCTTGAGCAGGAACCCATATGGTTTCTTTCCCTGCTATCTTAACTGCAGAAACGTTTCCACCGCTGTCTTCAGCTCTAATTACTCCAGTCCCTTTTGTTATTAAATCAATACCAATGTTAGCGTCATCACCTGTTGCAGATAATTTTGGATTATTTCCTGTGGCTGCGTTGGCTATAGTAAACTCATTTACAGCAGAACCTGTAGCCGTAAGTAAAGCTAATTCAAGTCCATTAGTATCTAAGATTGAAGTTCCAATTTTAGGTGAAGTTAAAGTTTTGTTAGTTAAGGTTTGAACACCAGCAGTGTCAACCATGTTAACGTCAATGATATTAGGATTAGTGACATCATCAGCTTTTGCCATTAACATTTTTGTGCCTTTATCAGTT